TCATCGGAAGTGTCACCAAAGTAATCAACCGCTTTTCCATCGCCGTATTTTTCAAGCAATGCTTTTGTAATGCGTTTCACGTCATAACGGAACCGCGCCCAGATGATGGTCTTACCTTCCATCTCATCAAGACAGGAGAGGAGTTCATCCAGCCGATTGTCTTTTATTTCCACCAGTTCGCCATAATCGGTTTTGGTATGGCCTGACAGAACTTGTTGCATTCTCAACAATTGGGTCATGACATTAGGAGCCGTCATAAATTCCCCATTATCCAGATTGGCTAATGCAAACTCCTTTAGTTCATTATAAATTCTGGATTGATCTGGGGTAAGTGGAATACTTCTTTGAACATAAACTTTCTCAGGCAAATCCAGGCATTCATCTTTTGTTATGCGGGAGGAGAACTTTTTCAGAAGTTCTGATAATCTCTCGAGATCTCGATAACCTACAACACGATTAAAAGTATGGGTGCCTACGCTACTTTTTTTCATGATGGCGTAGCGATACTGGAACTGGAAAAAGTTGTCCCCGCAATCCCCCAATAATGTCTTGTCCATAAACCTGCACTGCGCCCACAAATCCAGAGGTGATTGCGTCACAGGAAACCCTGTGAGGATGCGCCGATATTTGGCGAGTGACCCCAGCTTTATAAGCGTCTTGGTTCGCTTGGCCTTTGGACTCTTGATAGTAGTTGATTCGTCTACTGCTAAAAGGGAGGTGGAGCGTTGAAGAAGAGCCTCCAAATATTTTTTCCCTTTAGAAGTAGACAAGGCTTCGACGTTCATAAGAAAGATTTTGAGACCCCCTGAAGATTCCAGAAAATTTATAAGAGTTTCTTTGTTGGCTTTGGTATTGGCGGGGTTCCAGACAACGGTATTGGCATCAATTCTGTCAGGGAGATGCGCCGGAATTTCAAGGTTCGCCCAATTGCGGTAAACACCTTTTGGAGCAATTACAATAAGCGTGTTGATCTCTTTCTTTTCAAAAAGCATGGCGGCATTATCTATGCAAACCTTGGATTTTCCGGTTCCCATTTCCATGAGCCATGCCCAATTGGTCTGACTCCAAGATGTAGCCAGGACAGTAGCCTGGTGCTCGTAGGGGGGTGTCTTGAATGTGTAATCCATGAATGATGGGAGTATAGTACCATGATTTTATATTTGCAATACCGAAATAAGCTGCTATATTATTCAATACTTCAACTATGGGTTAAGTAGCGCACTTTTGAGTTAGGACCCTTAAACTGCGCGGTAAAGAGACCCTAGATGTTTTTTCTGGAATCTTCTTCATCTGGGGTCCCTTTACTAACCCGAAGTTTGGCAGGGAGTTTATAACTGGATGCTGTATCAGCAGTTATCAAGAACTACGAAGACCTTGCGTTCTCCTATGGTCATTTGATTGGGTTAAGTGCGGTAAGAGGCGCAAAATAAAGGGACCCTGGATGTTTTCTAGTCCTTTTCATCTGGGGTCCCTTTACTAACCCGAAGTTTAGGGAAGAAAATTTTATTAACTGGATTGCTGCTTTAGACAGCATCCAGATAGAAAGGAGAACTTAATGACTGTGTACGTTACACAGGAAAATCCCAAGGTCGATATCGTATCGGCAAATCAATGGGGTGATCTTGTTCCTCTCGCCTCTCCTTTCGATCAGATTCATATGAACCCCGGACGAGTTGTTTCGCTTCTCAGGCGAAAGCTCAAGGGGTTTTGTGATGATGATTGGTTATTGGCGATGGGAGACCCAGTCATAATCGGTATCGCATTCGCGGTGGCCGCAAATGCTAACCAAGGACGAGTTAACGTACTCAAGTGGGATAAGATGGAGAAGACTTATTATCCTGTGCGGGTAAGTGTCCGTGGCGGCATTGAAGAACTTTAAACCTGACGAGGAGATACGTTAATATGAACGAAGATGTTTTAGAGAGCATTAAAGCTGATGCAAGTGCTTTTGAAGGTCTTACTACTGAAGCCGGTGGAGAACTATCTGATCTTATTAGACAAGCGTTGTCTACGGAGAAAGCTTTTACCCAAGCAGAAGAAGCAGCAAAGACTTTAAAAAAGCAAGTGGATCGTTATCTGTTCGAACTAATCCCTGCAAAGATGCAGGAAGTTGGAATGGACAAGGTAGAAGTCGATGGGCATTCTGTTAGCCTTTCAACTTTTGTTTTTGGCACGTTGCCTAAAGACCCTTTACAGAGAGATGTAGCTTTTTCTCATTTGCGTGATATCGGCGCCTCTGATTTTATAAAGAATGAAATTAGCGTTTCATTTGGTGTCACTGAAGACAATCGCGCTAAGTCAATGCAACAGGATCTTGAAGAAAAGGGTTTTGATACGAGTGCCAAGACTTGGGTGGAACCCATGACGCTGAAGAAGCTTATTCGGGAGCGTGTGGAGAACCGTCAGGAAATTGATCTTGAGATTTTTAATGCGCACATTGGACAAAAAGCCAAGATAAAAGGAGCATGAACGATGGCTAAGAAAACGAATGGCGGATTATCCGCTGAACTAGAGAACGCCTTTGCCGAAGATTCCGGTAAGGGTTTTGAAGAAGTATCCACCTCAGATATGCAGGTTCCTTTTCTGAGGATAATTCAGTCCCTTTCCCCCCAAATTAACAAAAATGAACCGGACTTTATTGAGGGCGCCTCAGTGGGCGATGTCTTCAATACTGTGACCCAGAGATTTTGGGATGGTGAGGAAGGGGTGAGTGTTATTCCGGTCTACTTTCAAATGAAGTTTCTGGAATTTGTTCCCAGAGTGGACGGTGGTGGGTTTGTGGGGGAACTCGCAATCGAATCTAATGAAGTAAAACAGGCTGTGAGAGATCAATCCACCGGACTTGAAATTCTGGACAGTGGTAACGAGCTTGTCCGCACCGCTCAACACTACATCAAGATTATTCATGATGACGGCACCTTGGAAAGTGCCATTGTGGACATGAAAAAGACCCAAGTGAAGAAGTCCCGGATGTGGCTTTCGATGATGATGATGCAAAAGCTGAATGGAAAAACACTTCCGTCTTATGCCAACACGTACCGTCTTAAAACAGTCCCGGACGGCAACGATAAAGGGAAGTGGAATTCCTGGTCAATTTCCCTTGAGGGAGTGGTGCCAAGCATGGAAGCTTATACTGAGGCGAAGGAATGGAACCCTGCTGCATTGAACATCCTTCTCCCACCCGAAGAGTTAGTCCCTATTACGGATCAGTCGGCTGAAGACGTTCCATTTTAATTAAGGGAAGCCCCCGTTGAAAGGCGGGGGCAGTCTTCTATGAATCCGACTGAACGATTTATATCCCTTTTTAAAGGGTATAATGGAGCACATGGCCAAACCACGGTTATTGATAATCACCGTGAGGGTAAGAAAAAAGCCAAGAGCTTCATTGTCCGTGAACCGTTGACACTTGATCTGGTCCAAGATCATCTGGACGGTAAACTGGGAGTTGGCAGCATCCCCATCGATGAAACCAATTGCTGTTGGTTTGGGGCATTGGACATTGACGATTACAATCTCGACCTTGTCTCTTTATATAAGAAGGTAGAAAATTTAAAGCTTCCTTTGGTTCTTTGCAGATCCAAATCGGGGGGCGCCCACTTATTCCTGTTCATGTCTGAGAGCGTTGCGGCATCTGAAATCCGTGACAAACTTGCAGAGTTCGCATCAGCGTTAGGCTGGGGGACTTGTGAGATTTTTCCTAAACAGGAAGAAGTAATAGTAGAACGTGGGGATGTCGGAAATTTTATAAATCTCCCTTATTTTAATTCAAAGCATACGACACGGTACGGTCTTGATAAGAAGGGGGAAAGTCTTTCCCTTGAAGAGTTCCTTGATCGCGCAGAAAGTATGCGGCTTGATTTCAAAACATTGAAAGAATGCGTCATCGGAGTAGATGCTTCCGTCCTTCCGCACGGCCCCCCATGTCTTCAGCAAATAGCAGAGTTCGGGATACCAGAAGGGGGAAGGAATAATACCTTACTAAATGTAGGGGTCTATTTCAAAATGGTTGATCCGTCCAAGTGGAAACAGTTGTTGGAGAAAGCCAATCAGGACTATTGCAGTCCTCCTTTACCAGCTTCGGAAATAGTAACCATCCAAAAGCAGTTGGAGAAGAAAGATTATATCTACTCATGTAAGCAGGAACCTTTGCACAGTCATTGTAACCGTGCCTTATGCAGAACACGCAAGTATGGCATTAGCACCAGCCAAGGGGCGGCTACTCTTGGCGGATTAACCGTGGTGGAATCTGAACCTCCTGTCTGGTTTGTGGATGTGGACGGTTCTCGTCTGGAACTTGCAACCAAACAATTGCAGATGCAGGTGGAATTTCAGAGGGCGTGTATGGAACAGATGTACAAGATGCCTCCTAAAATGAAAGAGCCTGACTGGCGTGACCTGATAGACAAGCTACTGGAAACGGCTACACGTATTTCGGTGCCGGAAGAACTCACTCACAAGGGACAGTTCAACGAACTCCTTGAGATGTACTGTACTTCGAGGATCAAGGCACAAAGCCCGGAAGAACTTCTCACAGGCAAACCCTGGACTGATGAAGGCGTAACCTACTTCAAGCTTAGTGGTCTCCAGGAATTTCTGAAGCGCCACAACTTTGGTGCCTATACCCGTGGTCAGGTAACGGAAAGACTAAAGGAACTTAACAACGGTGATATGTCCAATAAGAGATATCGTTTTAAAGATAACAAGGATAAGTGGAAAGAAGTTCGGGTATGGTACGTCCCGGAAATGGACAAGGGGGAAGTGGATCTACCACCAGTGACCTTTGAGGAAGAGGAAGTCCCGTTTTGACAGACCCCATAACTTATCTGGGGCCACCGGGAACCGGCAAAACCCAAAACCTTTCCAACCTCATACGCAACTGCCTAGAGGACAACATCCCTCCTGAAAGAATTGCCTGTGTCTCCTTCACACGTAAGGCAGCACAAGAAAGCCGTGAACGAGTATGCAAGGACTGGGGTCTTGAAGAAGACAGTCTTCCTCATTTCCAGACGCTTCACGCCATGGCTTTTCGCAGTGGAGGATATAAGGTTGACAATGTTATGCGTGGCTCAGATTTAAAAACCTTGGGGAAGTCAGTAGGGCTTCTTTTTACGGAATCAAAGAAAAATGGTCTTGAAAGTGATTTTGATATCCTTGGGTTTTCCCAAGGGGATGTATATTTAAACATATATCAGCTCTCCCGTAGCCTTCGTATTTCGCTGGAAGAAAGTTACCGGCAGTCGGAAAACTATGACTTGTACTGGTCTGAATTAAACCGTCTGATAGATGCGTATCTAAATTACAAGAAGGTACGCCGGAAAATCGATTTCACTGATATGATTGAAAATTTTGTAGCAAGGGGAGAGGCACTTGATATAGATGCCTTGTTTGTGGATGAGGCGCAGGATTTATCTACCCTTCAGTGGGAGATGATTGATGTACTCCGTCTCACTCCTGAAGTTCAGGTTTTTACTGGCGATGATGACCAAGCCATTATGAATTTCCAGGGTGCAGACGTTAACGCTTTCTTAACGGCTACAGACAAGAAGCATGTTTTGACTCAGTCTTATAGACTCCCTCGTAGAGTGTGGGAGGAAGCACAGCGTATTGTGTCCCGTATTGAGGGAAGAGCACCCAAACAGTGGTCTCCTCGAGACGAAGAGGGTTCGGTTCATTATTACCAGAACTTTTGGGATGTTCCTTTTGATGAGGGAGAATGGTGCATTCTTGCGAGGACAAATTATATTGCTACAAAATACGCCAACAAACTAAGAGAAGAAGGGTGGGTCTACAGTCGTCATGGCCGTCCCAGCATTGATTCCAGAATATATGACGCCATCATTTCCTGGGAGAAACTGGCAAAAGGAGATCAGATTTCAATTGCTGAACTCAGAAGTGTGTACATGCAGATGACTTCCGGGGAGGATTATGTGAAAGGATTTGGTCCTCGTTGTCGTACCTTCCTTGATTCAAATCAGGAAGAACTTATTGATATTAATATGGCGGCTGATCGTTTTGGTTTAAGGTGGAAACTAGGTATCCGGTGGCATGAAGCATTGACCAAGATTGATATTGATACCAAGAACTATATACTTAACGCTTTAAGACGGGGGGACAATGTCAAACATCCAAGAATTAAAGTCAGTACCATTCACTCCATGAAAGGGGGTGAATGTGATAATGTTCTGGTGATACCGGAACTATCCTACGCAGCTTATAAAACGTACCTCCAAAACCCTTCCATAGAGCATAGGGTTTTTTATGTGGCAGTTACGAGGGCTAAACAATCCCTCCATATCATGGAACCTAACAGCGAGTTGTATTACGAGTTATGAAAATACCATCAAAAAATCTGGAAAAAGCTCAAATTCTTGTTTCAGGAGAACGGGGCGCCCAACACGGAGATTATGTCGAACTACATGAAAGGATATCCATTCTGTGGTCCACATATCTTGAAACCATTGTTACCCCAGAACAGGTAGCTTTCTGTATGGTTCTTCTTAAAGTGGCCAGGCAGGAAGTAGGTGGCAAAAACGACGATGACCTTGCAGATGCAGCGGCTTATACTGGAATTTGGGGGGATCTCATTTCTCATTACGATGAGAATCGCGGATGAAAGAAGACCTCTTTGACGAGTCAGTCTGGACACCTCCAGAGACACTACCTGATTTATCCCAGGAAAAAATAATAGCAATAGACGTGGAAACCCGCGACCCTAACCTCATTACCAAAGGACCAGGGTGGTCAAGGGACGATGGTCAATTAATCGGGATCGCCGTAGCGTCCTCCCAGTGGAACGCCTACCTTCCCATTGCCCATGAGGGCGGCGATAACATGTCAAAGCGGACGGTATGCGGTTGGCTACAGGATCAATTAAACCACAAAATGTCTGTGGTTTTTCATAACGCCCAGTACGATGTGGGGTGGTTGTTAACGAAAGGTATTGAAATTAAAGGACAAATACTCGACACCATGATTGCCGCACCGCTGCTCGATGAGAATAGATTCAGTTATTCCTTGAACGCCCTTGGAGGGACCTATCTGGGAGAACGTAAGCAAGAGGAGGATCTTAAACGGGCAGCAGGTCAGCATGGTGTAGACGCAAAAAAAGATATGTGGAAACTTCCAGCGTCACGGGTAGCTTTGTACGCTGAAACGGACGCACGTCTCACATTACGGTTGTGGGACGTTTTAAGCCGAAAGCTTAAAAAGGAAAATTGTGATAAAATATTTGAACTGGAGCTTGATCTTCTGCCCATTATATTTGAGATGAGGAAAAAAGGTGTACGGGTCGATGTAGAAAAAGCCCAAACGACCAAAGAGTTTCTTCAAAAGAAGGAGGATGCTCTTTTGAAGAAGATACATGACGAAACCAAAATTCACCTTGAACCATGGAACGCTACATCATTGGCGTCTGTCTTTGATGCGCTTGGCCTGGAATATCAGCGAACTCCAAAAACGGACGCTCCCAGCTTCACCAAGCATTTTCTTAAAGGACATTCTCACCCTGTTGCCAAAACAATTCTGGAAATCAGGGAGTACAACAAGGCCAACACTACCTTTGTTGATACGATACTCAATCATCAGTACAAAGGCCGTATTCATTGTCAGTTTAACCAGTTGCGCTCAGATGACGGTGGAACTGTGTCCGGGCGATTTTCATCAAGCCATCCTAATTTGCAGCAAGTTCCCTCTAAACATCCTGAAATAAAGGAAATGATCCGTGGTCTGTTCCTCCCAGAGGAAGATTGTAAATGGGGAGGCTTCGATTATAACGCACAGGAACCCAGGTGGCTCATGCACTATGCTTCCAAGACCCCGGAGGTAAGGGATAACGAAAAGGTTTTAGAAATAGTAGATCAGTACAAGAAGGCTAATTTTGACTTCCACCAGATGATAGCCGACATAGCTGATGTGGATCGTGACAGTGCCAAGACGATAAACTTGGGGATCATGTATGGGATGGGCATTGGGAAATTGGCCAATGTCATGGGGAATATTTCTTTTGAAGAAGCCAAGGAACTAAGAAACGACTATGACGAGAAGGTTCCGTTTATAAGAGCGATGGCATCTTCGGTTATGGAAGTAGCTTCTCGACGAAATGAAATCCGTACATTGCTAGGACGCAAGTGCCGGTTCCCTATGAGGGAGCTACGAGGATATAACAAGGATTCAAGTTCTTTGATCCATGCGGATAAACTTGAGGAAAGATGGCGGGGCATACTTGCCATCCCGGAAGAAGAACGTGAGAAAGGCTGGAAAAGTTTTGAACCAGACCGTTATCAGGTAGCCTTTACCTACAAGGCTTTGAACCGTTTGATACAGGCGTCCTCTGCCGATCAGACCAAAATGGCCATGAAGGTGTGTGCGGACCATGGTTACCTGCCCATGCTGACGGTTCATGACGAGCTTTGCTTTTCGATAAAGAATGAAGATCAGGTGAAAAAGATTAAGGACTTGATGGAAAATTGTATTCCTGATCTTCAGATACCATCAAGGATTGACGTTGGAATTGGAACTAATTGGGGAAATGCAAAATGATACTGGGACTTTTTTTAATTTTAAACGTGACGTTGTTCTATGAGGACAATAAAGAATTTTTTGATACCGCCGCGCAAGAGTATAAAGAGGGTGCCAGATGGCATAAGGTTGGACCAAGACCGCCAGACCCTACTGCTAAAGCTCTTACCCTGACACCACCTAATGGTGAACCGTACATTATCTGGAAGCTGAAGAAAAAATAGTTTTACCTAATTTAAAATGGGGCGCCCCAATCTACCCCCGAAAATATTCCTACATTTGGGGAATACCCCCCTTCTCCAGTTGGAGGTCCACTTTCTCCACGACTTGGGGCAATGCCTTCAATTGTCATTGAGGGTCCAACGGTGGGGTCAATACCCAGAAGACCTTTAGAGCTTCCCCTCCCTAATGCTTTCGCTAATGTGAAAGCGCGAGGATCAGAAGCAGAAATAACCGGCCCAAATCGTTGCTTGGGATCAATGGGCGGCAGGATATCTTCTTTTTTGGTAAAGGCACCCCCTAATAAAGTTCTTCCTAAACTTCCTAAGAGATTGGGGTTTCTTATACCGCCCCCTAATAAAGTTGGTTTATCCAATTCTCTTTGACGACCAAAATTAAACAAGCTTAAAGCCAGTTGGGCAAGTTTAACGGGAGGAGGAGTTGTGATTAACCCTAATAAATCTGCTCCCGTCATAACGTTACTGGCTAGAGGAAGCACTTTTTTTGCATTTATGTCGTCCAAAACTCCTTTTGCAGCTTCCTCTCTAATTGATGTCTGGAGGGGAGGAGATTTTTCATCAAACGCGAACCCTGCACCAGCCCCCGTTGGAAGTTTATTAGGGTCAATTTGTTGATCAGATAATTCCTCGTTTTCAAGACCAGATGGCCACTCAAAAAGTGGAATTTTTCCTGTGTCAGTTGAAGCACCACCAATAGAAAGAATTCCTTTTCCTTCTCCTAATGAGACTCCTTTCCCCCAAATATCAGTTCCTGGTATTTGAAGAGTAGAAATTCCTATTTGTGGTGGCCTACGGTCATCTTTGGCAGGGGGTGAAGGTTTTCTTTGTGGAATAGTGGTTAGTTCTTGTAGAGGCACATTGAAAATAGAAGCATTTATCTCATTTGCTTTTTTATCTATGTCTGCCCCTGAAATGCCATATTTCATCATGGCTTGTCTTACCCCTGAAACAAAAGCATTCCTTGTCCCCTGATGTTCTTTAGTAGCAAAAGGCTCAAACACCTGTTGTACGATTTGGAAAGTTGTAGTTGGATCAAAGCCATGTGGATGATGTTGTCTCCACCCTGCCAATGTTCTAGTTTGAGCCGCTTTATCTTCAGCAAGATAATTCGTGAAGAGTTCTTTCCTAGAAATAGCCATCAGGCGGTCTCCCCTTGACAGCATTCACCATGGGTGACGCACTTGCAATCGGCGCACTGGTAGTGTCCGTGGACAAACACCTTGGGTTTGTCGCAACCGCACTTAGGACAAATCTTCCCAATTTCGTCCGTCAAATCTTCTGGCGCTATTTCTGTTTCCACTTCCGACATAACTACAATGTATCCATCCGGAACGGGGTTGGCCTTCCTTGAAAAATTCCAGTATCAATTGATCGTAATCCAGATTGTCCATGACCCACCGGGCAACGTCCGTGTTGGGTATCTTCGGGATTTCAAAATCTACTGCTTCTCCTTTTACATGTTGCGACTTGTCAGATGAGCCTATGGCTTTATTCAGTTCCAAACATCGGAAGCCGCTCGAGGGGCTGAATGGGATTCCGTAGTGCTCTCTAACAGGTTCAAGTATATTCTCACATAACTCTTTCAGAGAGACCGTTTCACGATCCCCCGGTTTGTTGTAGATCCCCAGCCGTTCAGCGGTCTGGGACTTCGTCATTTCGTCAAAGCTGAAGTGCTTCGACAGCATCATTATGCATAGCCTCTCAACATTTTCTGTTGTTCAATTTCTCTTAAAACTTCCGCTCCTCTAGGAGGAATTTGGGGAGGAGGTTGTAACTGGCTTACTTGTTGAGAAACCTGATCAACTACAGGCTGTATTGCTTGTTGGCCTTGTTGTACTACAGGCGCTGCTTCTTGTTTCGCAGGTTCAATGATTTCTTCTGAAAGAATATCACCTCCTACCCCACTTGCGTAATAACCCATATCTACAAGTATGGTTCTGAGTGATCTGACAGCCGATTCCCGTGCCTTTTCCGCAGCAATATTTCTTTTACCAAGTTCAGCCCCACCCCTCATTGCTCTCTCCGCTTCATATGCTCTCAAACGAGGAGAAGACAGATATTTAAGGATGGGTTTGGATCGTAAAGCACGTGACAAAGCTATTATAGTAGCCGCACCAGACAAGGTAGCTATAGGATTAAGGATTAAGGCTGTTGAAAACCCAGCCGCGTAACCAGCCGCTGCAAGTCCTGTTTTCCCCTTTAATACGGAATCTGAAACTGCTTCTCCCGCTTTCGCTATCTTGTTTAAATCCACAACCGCTTCTTTGCCCAGTATTTTTTCTAAAGCACCTGCCTGGTTTAAATCCTTTATACTTTTCAGCCATGCTTGTCCAAAGGCCCCACTCTGCACAACATCAGAAGTTACTTTCCCGGTTGGGAAACCAGAAGATACAATTCTCTCCAAGACGAGATCCTTGAATCCCCCCGGAGAATCCAGCATTTCATCTCCTACCCGTGCTCTTAATGTATCGTAGTTTTTAGGGTTCTTCAAAACGTGGGTTACTAACTTATCCGCATCCAACGGACCCCCTCTAATAGCTCTCAAAAAAGCATCTTGTCCTTCTACCTCAGATTGTCTAATGACGTTTTTAAATGTATCCACTATTGTCCTTGCATCCTGGTTGGCTATATCCCCCGTGAACTCATTCAACTTTGCCGCACTATTTCGATCAAGGAGTTTAAGATCGTTCATAATTTGGCGGTATTGACCAGCTTCCTTGCCGAATAATTCGTTTTGTACTTTTGTTCCAAGAGAATCAAATGACTGCGCTAATGCCTTATAATTAGTTCCGTCATCCATGGGGTTAACTTTAATGACACTATCAAGCCAGTTCTTGGCCATAAGATTTCTATACCCTTCCCTGAACTGACCAGGTCTACCGGCGGCATTAGCCATCTCATCATACAGGGTTAGAGTTTCAGCAAAATCATTCTGGAGACGTAATCGAGTGGGGTCATCAGGTGCCATCCTTGCAAAGACTTCCGGCACTGTGAGTAAATTCTTTTCGGATTTGATCCCAGCTTTTTCTAGTGCCTTAGATCCTAACCCCGCATCGTCCAGTGCCTGGTTAACACCTGTTATATCCCCAGTACGAATTCGTTCACTTAGTCCGGCAAAAAACCCAGGGTTAGCCCTTCCAACCTCAATTATTTTATTGACATCTTTTCCACTAGGCGTAATAGCATCCAGTACGAATTTCAGAAGTTGGGGTTGGTTTGGTTGTACTACCTGTCCGACAATGGCGGTAAAATCCACCATGTTCTTGTCTTTTATAAGCTGATTGAGTTGTTGAATCATACCGGAATTAATTATTTCAGCGCCTTCTTGGTAATGTTTGTTAGCGGCTGAAAGTAAATCCAGACCTTCTCTGAAGTTAGACACTTCAGAAGGACTTCTGGCTGCTAAAGGAGGAACCTTTCCTCCTGGAAAAATATGAACACCCTCTTCCATTTCATAAGGTACAGGTCGTGCAGGAGCTTCTGCCGTTGCTTCTTTTGCAAATCGGCCACCAAGACCCCTTTCAAGTTCTTCAGCCAGATCTACTTCTTTCTTTTTTACAGCGGTATCTAAAGTATCCAGTAGCTTTTTTATGTTTGCTCCCGCCGTAGTTCCCAGTAAGTCAGGGTGGGCCTCAGTAGCACGAAGTGCTGATCGTAAAGCTGGAATATCTGATATGGATAAATCTGGCGTCTTTAAAATATGCTGGAATATGGCTCCGTTTAATTGTTCCCCTCCTCTTAATGGGTCTCCTTGTAAGACTTTTAATTGATCCTGTAAGGGACGTAAATTTACTGTTTCCCCTGTTAACAAGTCATCGGCATTACGGTAAAGCGTGTTCGACCGGGCAGTGAATAGTTTGGTTGCAAGTTCCATCCCCCGTTGAAACTCACTGGCAAGACCTTCAGACCCGGCAGTTGATCTTTCTAACACCTTGTTGATGGTATCGAACTCTTTTTCCAGAACATCCTTTAATTCTTTGTTAGCCTGTTTAATGGCCTGATCAGGATCGGCCATACTTTGAGCTAGTTTCGCTGCCATGCTATCAGCGGTATCTGCAATTAATTTTTTGGCTTCGTCGGTAGATATATCACCAAGTTGGTGCTTTTTAAGAACATCATTAACATACGCAACATTGCGTGAGACGGCTGCTTCGTTAGGGAAAATTGATTCCCAGATTGCCTGTGTTCTTCCCAGTATACTTTTCCCCGTGACCGTGATTGCCGGTAAGTTGGCGCCTTCGTCGATCATCTGTCTGAACATGGCGGCTGTTTCTTCCCGTGAAGCTTTGGTTGCGAGTCTGTTAGCCTTCCCCTCAGACATACCTTGGGCTATGTAATTTTCCTTGAGTTCTGCCACTCGAACAGGATCAGCGGGTGGGCCTTTTCCTCTTAAAGATCGTTTTATAAGCCACCCTGCACCACGGCCAAGACCTTCACCACCACCTTCTATTAAAGCCTGAAGCGCAACATCTTTTAATATATCGCCTGTGTCCTGTCGTTGTAGTCCTTCAAAGATATCCTCAAAAATAAATTCATCTACTGCTTTACCAGCGGCCCCTGCTAAAGCCACAAGCCCAATACCGGCAGGAGCACCCAATCCGGTAGCCGCGACACTGGCGCCTAATGCGGCCACCAAAGGAACTGTCTCTCTTCCCAGAAAACCAGATACATCCTGCCAACTAAGACCGGGTTCATTAAAACGAATTGTCCCTGATTGAGGAAGACCGTATTTCTCTTTTATGTCTTCGGTTATGGTATCGAGGTTAAGTACAAAATCATCTGCGCCTACCTTGGTGACACCTTCTTCTCCGAAGACTGAAACAAGACGAGCCTGACGTTCTTCATCAGTATCTCCACGACCAACAAAGTACTGGAGACCTAAGTCCTTAACCTCTCCCTCATGAGTTGTTTTAACTTCTTCTATTTCTTCTTGATCAACACCCTTGGAACCACGTGCTGCAATTTCTTCAAAAGACAATGTAGAGTAATCAACTTCACCTTCTTCAAATAATTCAGGATTCTTCTGGCGCAGAACCGTGACCGACTGCTTAATCTGATCTTCACTAGCGTCTTCAAAATCTATGACATCACCAGAAGGGAACTCTATTTGGGTCATCCAAAAATACCTTTTTTATTAAAAGAACCAAATTCACTTAACTTCCGTACTTTTCCTTTTGACCCAATGCCTTTTTTTGTCCCTAGTATATGTCTCCCAGTACCTCTTAAAACATCCGCATACGTTTTCGCTCCTCCAGGAACGGTTAAAGTCCCTACCGTTTCTACTATTCGATTCATTTCAGCCGCACCTAATCTTTCGTCATTGTCCAATGTCGTCCATAACTGTTTAATTTTTTGTTTTAAAACATCAGGATCTTTAAAAGTTGGGTCCCATAAATAATCTGCAAAAACACCAGCAATGTCATCAGCGCGAGTTCTATCGGGGGTCGAAATAGTTCTATTAGATTCTCCTAATATAGCTGTAATTTTTTTCGCAATAACTTGAGAAACTCTACTAATATATTTCTCACGTGCTTCACCTTTTTTTGAAAATTGATCATCTTTCATATTAAAAGCATTTTTAAGACGATTCCAGCTAGTGGCCATAACGCCCTGTGCGCCAGTAATAGATATGTTCGGATCCCATAAACTTTCTATTGCGGGTCCTAATAGATTCTTACTTTGCACAGAATCCAGAACCTTTTGAGCATTTTGCGTATATTCTTTTCCAACGCTTACCCACTTACTGGTTATTTCGCCTTTACCTATAAGTTTTGCTTGAGCATCAATTAAAGCTTTAGTAGCTTTAACCCCATCTATGTAATTCTTATATGGGTCTTTTGTTGCTAAGTATCCTTTAGGAACGTTACCAGAACGAAGATCAGCTTTGGTAATAGTCTTTTGATCTCCGGTTTCAGGGTTCATTATATAAACTAAGTCCTTTTCTTTCCTTTCAAAATCCAGCATTCTAGTTCTATCGGCATTAGTTCTCTCTAATGCATACTTAGCAGCGGATAATCCTGTTTGTTGATCGTAGGCACGTCTTGCTTTCTTGTCGGCTATAAACTCTTTAGATATTCCTTTTAAGCCTTCCGCGATATTTTTTATTGCGTTAGGGCTTTGACCCGCCATAACCTTTAGACCAGCTTCCATGATGGTGAAGCCTTTTTCTTCTTCGCTCATGCCTTCGTATTTCGGGAGAGCTTCCTTGAACTCTTGTATATACTGGTCTTTGGTTTTTGCGGGAGCGCCAGGAGGATTTTGCTTTGCGAAAGTTTCCTCAACTACGGCGGCGGCGGGTGGGAGTTGGTCCCCAGCAACAATATCAGCTTTTTGCTCACCCGCTGCTGCTTCTACATGCGCCACTACTGTCCCAGCATCAGCACCACCAGCGGGTCCTGTACCGTCTTCTGTAGTAACTTTTTCTGTTTCTGTGGTAGTAATAACCTCATCAGGTTTTTTCTTTACTTGTACTTCTGGTGCTTGTGCGGCTTCTTCTTCAGCTAACTTACGTGCCTCTTCAATGTCACCTTCAATGACTCCCGGAAGTGAACTTAACGGACCAGTACTAAAACCCGGATCATCAGGAGGAGGATCATACTCAGACGCTTGTACAGTTTCAGTAACAGTCTCAGCATCTTGCGCTTGAGCATCGGCTATTTTCTGTTCATCAATTCTTATTTGACGACCTAACAGGTCTTTAGAGCCAACCATTCCTTCAGGGGCATCAGGAAGACTTGCATGGAATTTTTTAACTTCGTCCATTGTCATATCGGCTGGGTTGACCCCGGTTTGCATATATATATCTAGAGCGGAAACAGCATCAGGGTCTCCTTCTTCAGGAACTGGAGCTAACATATCTGCCCTTAAATCCTCTTCCGTAAAGAACTCTGGCTTCATGTCATGTCTTCCTGGCTGATTATAACTTCTTTGGGTTTGTAATTGTTGAGTTATAGGCACTTCTGAAGCCGCTACTTCCCAAGCTGAAGGTGGCGCTTTCGTTTCCTCGACTATCTCCGAAACACGGGGTCGTATGGCAGTTTTTCGGGGTTCTCCTAAATCAAATATTCGTCCTATACCTCCAAACTTGTCGTCTGGAACAGGGGCTTCGGCAGGGGCTTGGAAATCTTCAAGGAACGGTTCCCTACCGCTTATGAGACCATATCTCACGGCAAGTGCTCTGATTTGTTCTGGACTTAAACCTATCGTCTCAAGACCCGGAACCACACTTTCGAGAGTTCTAGAAAGAGCATCTTTAAGGCTGATTGTGTCTGATCTGATAAAGGGTAAATCTGGATGCGACCATTTAGGAGACATGGGGCGACTTGGGTATTTATGAAATCCACCATGCCGGAATCTTGCAACCCCTCCATTGGCCATGGACATACCAACATTCCCATTGGGAGATTGCTGAGTGTTGACTGTCTCAATCAACGGGGCAGATGAACTAAGTATACCAGCCGCCATCGGGGTCTGGGTCACAGGGGGAAGCATCCCCCCATTCGCAAACATGGGGCGCCGTGCAAGAACTGATCTGATGGTACGGTTTCTCATCAAGAAGTCCTCGTTCCAAATAATGCCCCAAACGGATTGCCCAGTGCTTTGTTGGCACCCAGTCCTGCAATCCCGGCGCCAACCGCCTGTGAAAGCGGACTTGGAGACGGTGCTACAGTTGTGCCTAGGGTACTGGTCGCTGATCCAATGGACGGTTTGAAGATGTCACTGGTGAAGCCGATCCTCTGGAAGGGTTCAAAGGATTGCTGTAACTGAGTCTGACGTGCTGCATCGAGTTCTCGTTGCGCCTGTGTCTGTGCCAAGGCACCCAGTTGAGTCTGCAACTGCGCCTGTTGTCCAAGGAGGTTCTGTCCCTGACCAGCTAGATTGGCCTGTAGTGCGCCGAATTGTCCTATCCCTGCGCCAAGGCGTGTAGCTTCCTGACTTTGCGTCTGTCCTATCCCAGCCAAGAGTTGTGCCACTCCTTGTTGTCGGCGTTGCTGGTTCTCAAACGCCGTCTGGGAGGCGTTCTGTGCCTGGTTGAAGTTGCGTGACAGATCCTCAAATATGCGGCGACTCTGGATTTCACTGAGGTTCCGTTGAAGTTCCGATAACTGGAGGTCACCGCGACCTCCTCCTAAAGCTCCAGCACCGACTTGTTGCGCCCTGATCTGATTCGCTGCAATATCACCTTGCCGTGATAGCTCTTCAAGGGCCTGTTGGGTGACCATCTGTTGATAGGGGTCCATGAAAGGCTGAAGAGTTTCCGTGGTCGGTGTAAAGGCGCCCGTGGTTCCTGTTGCCTGTTCCGCTGCCTGAGAGAAAAGTTCAGGAACACCAGCCGCTCTTTCCTGAAGGGTTCCCAGACCTTGGCCAATGGTTTCCGCACCAGTGGTAAGGAAGGGCTGGAACTGTCCAATACCTTGTCCAGCGGCTATCCCCTGTTGCGTGAGAGGATCGAGTCCTGCAACCTGAATGGCTGGAATATCAACGGGAGCTTCTCCCCGTGCGAAAGCCTGTTCAAGAATACGCTTCTGGAAATCCTCGAGGAACGGTGCCTGTCGAATAACACTACTGGATGTTGTTGTCTCGGCCATTATGCTCTTCCTTCAAAACCGTGCATTATGTCATACATTCTGGCGGCACCTAGATCACGGTTCCCGTTACCGGCATTACGCACTGCCTTCGCTGTCATCACAAATTCCCCATCCGACAATAGCGCCGGTATGCTGTCAGATCTTCCCGTTCCGGGGCCTGAGATTTCTCCTCCTCCTGCCGCCATCAGGTTCGGAAGCTGTAGTCCTGTCGCCTGATTAGCAAGAGGAGCTATCCCTCCAAGTCTTGCTTGGGAAGCACCAGCCTGTCCAGGAGTAACTCCCGTTATAGAGGCCAATTGCTGACGGGTGTACTGAAGAGGACCATACCACTGATCTCTCAAGCTTTGTCCGGCGGCACTTGCCCTTTGTTCCGCTGTCATCGCTATGTACTGTTGGTAAGCTGATCTTTGGGGATCAGTAAGTTTGGCAAGTTCTTCCTCTGATGGTGGTTTATCATCAGCGAAAGCTGCAGTAAGAGCCGCTGGTGCTAACGCCGCTGCTGTCGGTCCAAGGAATTCAGGTGTTTGCATCTTTTCCCAGAAGCTTAAATCTGGTTTTTTCGCTGCTGCTTGGACCCATTTTCCGTTTGGAAGCTGGATGAATCGTTGCTTAGACCCAGGATCAATATATTCACCAAGTGTTCTCCCTATTCCTGATTGACCTGATGGACTCATAAAACGAGCACTTTGTTGCATAGCTTCTGCACTCATCTCTGGGGGTAAGTGTCCCATGCTTTTTCCATAGGCAGGAGCATCTGTAAAAGTTTGCTGATGCGCCCAACTTCTAGGAACCATGACATTTTGACCATCTGATAAAGTAACCATCTGTCCCTGTTGCCCTGAAGCTTGTTGAACTACTCCTCCTCCAGGAAGAGCGGCGGTTGCCGCACCTGGCATTTGAAACTTAGGATCATATTGTGGGAAAAAGTCTCCTTGGTAACCTTGTCCAAAAACACCTTGTTGCAGAGGATTAGCCATCCCCTCCGCGCCAAAAAGTCCACCAACGGCTTGGACAGGCGACATAAGTCCTTTCCCAGCACCACTAAAGAATCCTCCGATTCCTTCTCCAGCCTTGGCACCTTGAAAACCCTGGATACCTCCCATCAATCCTTGAGCACCCCAAGCCATAGCACCTGTCGTCAGGGCATCCTTCCATGATCCTCCTGCAAGTTTGGTGCCTAACGCTGATCCAATAATTCCTCCGAAACCCGGAGCTATTATGTTACCGACAACACCTAATGCCACTGGAGCAACCTTCTTGAAAACTTTCTTGATGGCCTTGAATATCTTCTTGAAGAAGAATTCAGGCTGTCCTGTAACCGGGTTTATGGAATTCAGGGTGTTGCCTACCACATAACGGTTAGGGTCTTCGATCCCCATGGCCCTCATCTGGCCGAATAATTCATTTTTCAATTGCGGGTTGGCATCCAGAATTTCCCCCGGCACCACGGTCTCGCCTTCTGCTGCATGGACCATGTAACTGTCACCGTAACGCCCTAACGTAGCAAGGCCACTCGCTAAAGCTTGGGCAGTGGGTTCTCCGTTAAGTTTCGGGGAGGTGTTAATCATCAGGATACCTCAAGCACACTGGCAAAAACATAAATTTTTGAAGCTACATCGCAGTTAAGTATGAGCGTATCACTGTCTTCTAATACAAAAGGACCAGTGAGAGACGTTTGCACGACAGTTGCAAGACTGATCTTTTCCAGCGTAACTGTCACGGAAGCAGAACTGTCCGTTATCTTAGGGTAAATAACTATAGTTCCACTATGACTATTATACAAATTAATGTTCTTGATTATGGCTTCAGTAGCCGTGGGACACGTATATATTGTGACATCTCCCGTGGAGCCAACTAAACTTCCTATGTTTTTGTATGCAGTTGCCATTATTCCATAAACCAAGCAATCCCGTTTGTGTCATCTTTACCGCTCACCATTACGGGAAAATCCAGTTTAGTTAACGCTATCTCAATATCACGCATTATACGTGTGAAATCATCCGGATCATATTCATCAGGGACATTCGGAAGACTGTGGTTTAATAATAGAGCCATTATCGCCTACCATCTGGACGCACATCCAATCTTAAATCTCCCAAAGTCCACGCAAGATCAGTGGTTGAACTTTCCACTCTCAGAGCTGCCTGACGAGCACGTGCTCTTAAAAAAGCTTGTTGGGTTGTTGCGGTCACCGTATTCGTTGAATTCGTATTGTAAGAATCCCCCGGAAAATTCCTTGTTTTGATGACATAATCTACGGACCCGGAAGAATCTACACTTGTATCTGTAATGGAAATGTCAGGTATAAGCCTGTTTAAGAACAAGAATTGATCCCCGTCCGGGGCTAAATCAAAATCTGATGATTGAATATAAGAAGCCATAGCCGAGCCATCGGCATTTTCGCCTTTTTCATGGATGTAAACATAATTTGTGCTGTTTGCTCTGCCAACGGCACGTGGATTATCATGTATGCCGTAATCAACCCATGCAGTACGGGATAGAGAACCAATATCCCACGTATTCTCTGAAAAATTAAATTTAGCGTAACGATCTATTTCGTCAGCACCAGAAGAAACATAAAACCAGAACACTTCGTCAAACATCTTGTTTGAACCAGCAAAGAATTTAAAGCCCTGTTCCAGGTTTATATCGTCAAAAACATATCTTAATACGGTGCAAGGTATGATTTGTACACGTCCGGTATAAACATAGAAGTTTTCTCTATCGACCCAAAAAATCTTGTCGCCTACAGTCGCAACTGCATTTGGCCCTAAAATAGAAACGTTATTGGCTAGTAAGGTAAAACTAAAAGTAAAAGGAGGTCCGGTAAATCTCATCGAATATAAAGAGGTATCTGTCCAAATGAGCATCTCTTCGCGGGTTTTTTGTGCCGATATGATTTCTGAACCACTTGAAATTCGTTGACTTCCCGCTGTGTTGGTAGCTGTCGGGGTCCAGTCAAAGGGATCTTCCTGATCCGACCATCTGACCATTAAAAGATCCTGTGTCGTTTCCCCAAGAGGATTGCATCCAAAACAAACCAGATGCCTGTCCGCGCCAGATACCATAATGCGCCGTGTTAGAGTGGGCGCATCAGACGCTCCTGTTTGTGATGCAAGAGTAGTAGCTCTGGCACCAAGACCAAGAGTCTTGTCCCAATAGTAAGGAGCATCGTCCAGAACAGCGAAAGCTAAATCTTCCCCCCAGTTATCTTGAGACCATAACCGTAATTGCTGAGAAGATGTTATAGAAGAAGCGCCACCCCACGACACGAAATCATTGGCCTCTTTAACAATGGTGGCATCGCTATGACCTACTGCTGTCGTACCACGCACTCCGCGCACCACACCCGCATCTAATGTTTGAGACGTTTTACCCGTATACTGGATCAGTTCATCTTCAATTAATATCAAGCCAACAAAAGTAACAGCCGCCCCACTCGTAGAAGCCGCCGCCGTTGTACCATCCGTACCACGGGTTAAATTCACTAAAGTATTACTGGATTTACTCGCATAACGTATGTTCTCACTTCCAATTGTGACCGTACCTATGCTAGGGAAACCCGAAGCATCGGCTAAAGGAACAGTGTCACTTACTATAGACAAATTAGAGGTTGTGGTACTTGCAGCAACTTCAAAATCAGTTGCGCTCGTTAGAATTATCGAAGTGGCGGAATCTGAAATAAGACCATTTAGAGTAGTTTGGGAGTAAACGGCCGTTATACCACCATAAAAAGCAGCCCCAAAACCAGTCCCGTCAACACTAATATCAAGGCCGGAATTGACTTGATAATAAGCTATGGGAGTTCCGCCACCCGCCGTGGAACCAGATGAAGCACTCCCTCCCGTATCAATTGTATAACTGTTAACGTCAACCACAGTTATTTGATGTTCCGTATTTAATTGAGCAGCGGTGATACCATCCGTTGTAGTAGCCCCAGTAAATGTTACAAAATCCCCCGTGACAGCCCCGTTACTAGGATCAGTAACGGTTACAACCCCACTTCCTGCTGTGCCAGTGGTGAAAGGATTAGATGAAAGGGTAGCTGTTCTACGGATAGGGGTTATATCATAATAGGAGCCGCCCTCTTCTATGTAGAATTTGCTCTCAGTGCCGACACCCATGTACTTTGAGCCATCAAGAGCAGCCCACGTATGAAGAGATCGTCCTATACCCTCTATTAAATTACTGCTTAATCTATCCCAGCCGCCCATTTTTTCAGGGTGACCTTTACGAAACCTGATTAAATCAGAATCAAACCATCTATTCTCATTAGAATAAGCAGTGGTTTCTTTATTAACACCAGGGTTAAATTGTATCTTTGCTAGTGGCATAAGATATTACCCCACAAACTTTAATCAACTATTTTAAGCATAGCCACTTTTAAGCTTCACCAAAAGAAGCTACACAAAGGGATCTTTGAGTAGGACTTCCACTTGGAGAAACTGAGACTGTTAGACCAGTTGACCCACTTGCAAAGAAATCTGATCCACCAGAACCAGAACCATTTCCAACCCTATCAAAATCTTCTGTTAATCCTGTCCATGTAGCTGTACTTGAAGTCCAAGCTGTAAAAATACCTACACAACAACCCGGATTTGGAACATCAATAGTTCCAGTTGCGGTGGCAGCTGTAGATGTAAATGAATCACTAACAGTAGCACTACCGGAAAGCATTTCCCAAACTCCTACATCTACTCTAGCACCGCTTCCTTTAAAAGTTACAACAAGATCTCCAGATGTAGCAGTTGTTTGAACTATCTGTATACATGTTCCTCCATCATTATTTGGTGATCCTATTCTCATAAGATCAGTACATGTTGTACCATCAACTGTTGTTGTAGGATACCATCTGGCTGGAAAAGGACGAGATCCTCCACTAGATACTCCTATAATAACATGTTTAAAATCACTACTATCACTTCCAAAACTAACGTCTGAAAAAGTATATGCTGTAGCCGTAGAGTCAGAATAGTGACTGCCTATGAATGTTAAACCAAAGTCTGGTGCTCCTGCGCGATTGGCGAAGGTTGGGAAAAACAGGAAACTCATTTTTTTGGGTACTTTTCTTTAATGGCTTGTCTCTCTACTTCAAGAGCAGTAACAGCATCAGACCGATCTTCGACAATTTTTTCCCATAATGCGACAATCAGATGTTGAAGTGAGGGATATTCCATCTCCCTTAACTCTCCATAGCTGTATGAAATATCCTCAAGTATATGTGAGCGGACCATTACACCATCGACCAATTCCTCAGATACTCCAGTGCTCGTTTTTCCAGAAGGAACTGACCCTTCTTTTGTTAATCGGGCATAGCCAATTGCATTGAGTTCTTCCGCTGACCACCTCTCAAAAATTTGTTTCGGATGGGTAATCCCACTGTCCAGTTTAATATCTTTATTAACACGAAACTCTTCTGCAACAGTATTGTCTGAGTTTAACTTCACAGCTTTTTCCATTATTGTCTCCTATGCCAGATCTGCAGAATATGTGACACAGACATTCGTGCCATCTCGACAGTAGTAACCAATTATGTACTCACCAGCCTCACTTAAAGTACTGGCACAATCGCTATCTGCATCGATTTCAGAACCTAGGCTGATCGTATGTCCTGAACCGTTTGACAAATAGATCATCCCGCCTTGACCACTGGTCTCATTGGTAAATTCCAAAGTGTCAGTACCGCTTGGGGTCCAGTTAAAATTATTTGCTGCATCCATATCAAATGAGCCATCGTTGTCGGTTGTCGGTGTTCCCCGTTGCGATCCTGTCCAAGCCTGATCAGCCGATAACTGGGGAGCCAAATCGAGTATGCCCTGCACAGTATCGCGCTTGGTATAACTACTGTCAGTCGCATCTCCAAAAATAACACTATCGCCAGTAGCTACTGTTACTTCAGTAAAGTCCGGTATAAGGGCGTCTTTTAATTTCGTTTCGTCTACAGCATTGTTAGCTATATTCGCCGTAGGTAATTCTCCAGTGACGTTGGCAGTAAGATCACAGTAGGTCGTTGAAGTGCTGTTTGTACCGCCATTGGCTATCGGTAATGTTCCAGTTACTCCGGCGGTTAAACTAACTTGTCCGTAAGCTACATCAGTTCCATCACTTAAAAGAGCAGTGTTTGCACTCCCAACAGCTAAACGAGAAGTTAAATTAGAAGCATTACGGACAACTATGTCTCCTCTAGTAGTTAAAGATTCTACCAGAGCTGCCGCTACCACTGCGCCACTTCCTGCACCATCACAATAAACAAGGGCGCTTGTGCCATTAGCTACGGTATAGTTAGCTCCAGACCCCTGCGAAATAATAGTAGTATAGGGGCCACTGGAACCTGAATCGGTTGTAGCATTTATAAAAATAAAATAAGCAGAGGTGGTATTAGGAGCAATAGTAACAGTACAATTTTGGCTCAAGGCTCCTGTAAATTTAATTACACGGTACATTCCATCTTGAAGGTTTTCAGTACCAGTACCCGGAGAAGCTTCTCGTACCGTAAGAGTAGCTGTAGAAGCATCCGACAACGCAACAGCCTTAAAAGCCGTTATTCTATCTAAAATATCAAAGTTAAAATTAGTCGTTGTCCCCCATGTTCCGGATTGTTCGCCAGTGGCAATTTCCTCGAAACCATAATTCGTTGTAAAAGTTGATGGCATTATTTTTCTCCTACGCCGCTATTGGTAACCAATTGGGAGTTTGCGAAGCATCTATGGAACTCCAAACCATAGGAGTGCTAACTGATCCAATTGCTTCTACTCCAGTAACAGTAAACGAAACTCCTTTTCCTATCGATCCTGTGACAGCGGCTGCTTCTACCCCTGTCACACTTATAGTGGAAGAAGCAAGAACAGTTTCAGAACCTGTAGTTCCGGCTGCTTCTACCCCCGTTACTGCGATAGCAGTAACAGAGATAATACTGACAGTTCCTATTGCACTTGCGGCTGAAACTCCAGTTGCTGAAATGGTAACTGGAATTACCACCGTTTCGGAACCTATGGCCCCGGCTGCTTCTACTCCAGTTTCTACGACAACGGAGGGATCACCCCAAACACCGTCGCCCCAAGTAGATCTCCCCCATCCTGTTATAAGATCCGCTAGGAAAATAATATTTCCAGTAGATCCAGTTGCTCCAACTCCTGTTACTGAAGCAGTATCCCCAAGAGAAACCGATTCACTTCCTATTGCCCCAGTGGCCTCAACCCCAGTGGCTGAAATAGTAATAGCCGCTGAAACCGATTCACTTCCTATTGCCCCAGTGGCCTCAACCCCAGTGGCTGAAATAGTAACAGATACACCTGGAGTAACGGTTCCTATTCCACTAGCAGCCTCTACTCCCGTTTCAGAGAGTACACTGGATGTTAGGATGGTTTCAGATCCTAACGCCCCAGCAGCCTCTACTCCGGTTGCTTCAACTGGTGCAGGACTTCCCCACGTACCACTTTCCCAAGTGCCACGCCCCCATCCAGTTAGCGCAGCCACAGCATAATCCTTACGCTATACGAATAATAGCGTTATTGGCATCGTTAGCAGGATATTGAATAGTAAAATCACCCGCACTTGATGATTTATCACCTCCAAAATCTAACACACAAACACTGGGGTTAGCCGCGTGAGTTACATCGCCACCGGTTCCAGCAGTACTCAACGTAGAATTATAAATAACAGCAACCCTAGCACTTGAAATTGTAGATGTAGACCAAGTTGTATCAGCAAAATCCAGAAATGCTGTTGGAACACTGCTACTATTATCGGATAAACCCAAAGTTACACTTGCCAATGCGGCCCCCCCGGCTGAATAAGCCGTTCCGCTTACTTCATTAGTAGTGGTGTACTGAGTCAGGTCTTCATTTGCATCGGTGCGACTAGATGTGAACATCGCAACCTTAAATGTATCTGCTGCAATAACACTTGAGTTAAGTCGTGAATGAGACATCCAGAAATGAATCCCGGCGGTTATCTCTTTCTTATATGAGCCGCACATTGCTTGGTTAATCGCCATCTTAAAGCCTCCTTATAATC